GGCTGCTGAGGTCAGAGCTTCCGGTGCGGTGATGACTTCAAGTTTTGAAGCTGCAAGCGTTGAAGCGAGAAGTATGGGTGCTGAGGTCGTAGTGGCTGCAGAAGAGGTTTCCTTTAGTCTCAGTCATGCAGGTGAAGAAGCTGAAGAGATGGCTTCAAAAATCGAGCTTTCTGGAGCAGCTGTGCGAGAGGCTACTCGTGACCTTACAACGTTGGGGATGGGTGCAGTTGCTATTGGTCGTCTCGGTGAACAATTTGGCGTTCTTAATAAGGAACAGTCAGGTTGGATGACAACTCTGGGTATGTCGTTAACCGCTATAGGCGGCGTTGTCCGTGCAATCCAGGTTCTCAGTTCGGTTACTTCCGTCGCTACTGCAATTCAAAACGCCCTCAATATCAGCCATGCAACGTTCCTAGCGCTTACGGGAGTAGGCATCGCAGTCGTCATTTCCGCCGCGGCTGCCATGGCATATTTTGCTTCTCAAATGAATGCTGCAACATCTTCTGTGGAGAGATATAACGCGGCTGCAGCGGAGACGCCTGGTTATACTCGGTCGATTCGTCGGGCTGGTGAAGAAGAGGAACTTCGAAGGAGAGGAATTGAATGAGCATAAACATAATTAAAAAAGACCTTCGTGCAGCACTGGATTGGCTTACACTCTCAAGAGCCTTTCCGCTTTGGTGGGGCGGTGGCACTCTAACCATAACTTATGATGGTGAATGGATCTGCATATATAATCCTTCAGTTCATCTTGTAGCCATTGGCACAGGATATGGATTCCCCGCGTATGAAGCCACAAGAACCACATATTATCTTAGTGTCTGCGCAACAATTAAAGCGCCATCTGATGACACAAACATCTACTTCTTTTTCCTTGAACCCAGAAAAGCTGACTACAACAACTTTCAAGGCTTCCGTCATGATGGAACCTACCACTGCTTTGAGTTTCGCAAAGCTGGCGCAGAAGAACAAGATAACATTGCAGGACAAGACTGGACGACAGAACATGAATTTAAGATATCACACAAAAAAGATGAAACGGACTGCATAGGTTATATTGATGGAGTAGAAAAAGCACACTCAACTGACAACACTAAGATTTCATCTCAACCCTACAGTATTTACTGCTGTGAACCAAACGCAGTAGTTAGAACTCTTTATTTAAAATATCCTCCGGGAATTTGCACACCCGTGTGATGAAACATGACCATATTCAGAAAAATCTACAAAGTCAAAACAGTTGGCAGCAAACAAGAAGGCAATCTAAGACCAGAATGGAGTGACGAAATATCCAGTCTAATGCCAGGAATAAGTTATGTCGTTCATGAATACAATGAAGCAGAAGACTGGTGTATCTGTGAATGCTGGGTTTCCGACCACCCGATAAGAAATCATCAGCGAAACATGAGTGACTTAGAAACCTTAGCCACAGAACCATGCGTAATTGAAGTGTTACCAAGCCATTCATCAAGTCCTCCCATTCTGGGCATATTGAGCCTTTCAGGAGGCGGCTCTCCAGAATCCGTTGACTTGGAAAAGAAAACTCTGGTGTTTAAAGGCAAAACAATGTCTTTCAAACGTGTAGAAAAAAACAGAAGAACTGACGGACAAGAAGAAGATCTCTACATTTTGGATGAAGGCTAAGATGGGTAAAGTCTGGCTTGACGACGTAGAAATCGGCACATTCGACCCTCAAACGGAGGGTACATCAGGTAATATTCTGCTTAATTCAACGAACATTGGATATTTCACTCTGGCAACGTCTGGTAACGTTTTGCTTGATACTGTTGGGGTTGGAACATATTGGGCTTACAGTTTGAGTGTGGAAATTCCCAAGGCTGCAGTTGTTTTCGGTTCTGTTACTCCTCCTCAAGGAGACATCTTAGAGTTACGGGTTCATTTAGGCTGCACAAAAGAGGTCTCAAGCTTCGACTGTCTGCTACAGAATTTCAACAAGAAGTATAGCACGGGCGAGACTAACGCAATTAACGTTGGTGACGATGGAAGCATAAGCATCGGCAGAGGAGTTAATTGTCCTCTCATTCTTACGGGTCGGGTTGAAGAGATTGAACCTCAGTCCACACCTGTTGAAAACTACATTCGAGTTAGAGGTAGATGTAGCGGGGAGAAGCTATTCCGTAGGGTCGTAACAAAGACTTATGAGAATCAAAAAGGAGAGGCCATCGTCAAAGACCTTATTGACAATTATGTGGGTTTGAGCCATGTCCGCAACTCAACCGAGTTAATTGAAGATACGGATACGACTTACACGCTCTTGGAATATGAAAACACGCCTGTTTTCGATATTCTAAAGTATATTGCGGCAACCGCTGACAAAGCTGGTGTAATCGGATTTGATTTTCGTGTTGAACCTGATGGTAAATTCGCGTTTTTCCCAATGAACACTAAGACCTCTCCTGGCAGCCTTTCAGAACGGATCGAGGTCAGCAGTTACCGCAAGGACATCCACTGCATAAGAAACAAGATCATTGTTTACGGTGCAGCTGAAAAGGCAAATGATTCCTTAAAAGATTTTGGCACAGACATGGTTACTCCCTATAAAGGGTCTAAGGTAGATCAGCAAAGTGCTTCTGGTCAGAAAAATCTCTATGTCACAAGCACCACCGACTTCAGTGTAGGAGACAAAATTTGGATTTACATGTATCCAGATTACGAAGAGAATGAAGTAGACAGCATAGTTGCTGGAGACCATCTAGTCTGCATGAACAATCTTCAGCATACATACGGAATTAACACAGGGGTTATTGTTTATCCCGGCTGGGGCCCTACCTCAGCAGGCACGACTATTACAGCTGATGCAGTTAACAAAGAAGTTGGAAGCCGAAGCGTGAAAATAGCTGTTAATGATGGCGGAGGTTGGGGTGGCGCGTTATATCATTGGGGTTCACCGATAGACATGAACAAATATGTCACCCACAACATTTTCACTCGGTCAAGTGTCACCGTAAGTGGAATTATCTCGGTAAGAGACAGTAATTTCAAACAGGCTTCTACATCCATTTCAAGCGTTAGTAATGACGAGAAGTTTCACTTTATTTCTGTTAGAGGAGGCCGCAAAAACGCCGACCAGTGGGGAGCAGAATCAGGCTTCGATTGGAGCAAAATCATAGAAGTAGAAATTCGGATGAACGCCAGTGTTTTAGATTATTGGATAGATGGACAGTTTTTTGGTGATAGACGCTGGGAAGCGACGCAAGAGGATTCAGGCAGTCAGGCAAGTTATGGACTGCGCGAGCTTGTAGAAGTAGATGAAGAGCTACACAGTGATAATGAATGTGAGTTGCGGGCTAAGGCCTTACTTGCACAACTGAAAGACCCTGCTGAACATTTGACGTTAAAAAGCACAGTAATCGACTATTACGCTAATCCGCTCTTGCCAGCTGACAAAATCCCTGTTACGCTTCCTAATGAAAACATTGACTCGGACTATCGGATCATAAACGGTGAATATCATGTGGCCGCGAGAGACCAAACCTTAGAGAGCACTTTGGAGCTTGGGAAAGAGAAGCCTTTGCGCGCCGACTATTAGTATGGTCTCAGATCTGGAGCAGTCACGTTGGAGAGGTTAGCGAGGACCAAAGCGGGAGTGAGATAGATGGCTGAGGTTCCTTGGGGGCAATCTCCAGAAGCATTCAAAGCTATTGCTCAAGGCTTATTGTGGGCCGCGATGGTTAGCGGTGCCGTAACGAAGGTTACGCGTGAATGGGAAGGAACAGGTGACTCTAAGGTTTTGAAACGTGTAAAATTGTGGCGTGGAACTACTGAGATTTTACGGTTGCGTTATGATTACGACGCCGACCGAGATAACATAACGATTGAAGCGGAGGCGATCAGTTAATGGCTTTTGCGGAGGACATCCACAAACATAAACCAAGAGATATTAAACCTCAAGGTGCAGGTTCCGGACTGGACGCCGATAAAGTTGACGGCCTACACGCTTCCGAAATAGGTGGCGGAACTGATGAAAAAGTAAAAGTCACAAGCAATGACACGATCGCTGAATATCTCAAAGACAAACTTGCTGCTGGCTTAGGTATTACCCTAACAGAACAAAATGACGGCAGCGATGAAAGCCTCAAAATTGCCGCCCATCGTAAATGGGCATTTTTCGATGACCCCTCTTGGATTCGGACATTATATCTCCCCTATGGAAAATGGACACAAGTTGGTGTGCAGCTGCTTGGTCTCGGCGGTTGGCATCCTAACTGGGTTAGCCATCCAAGACCCATTTACAATGAAGCTGACGAGAAATACTGGGTTTATTTTGCTGGAGGAAACACACATAGAAGCATAGGGCTGGCAACTGGAACAAGCCTGAAATTAGCTTTGACAGAAATCACCGATGGCATTGGAGGAACCAGCCGAGTATTAGATAAAAGTGGAGTAGGCGGAACCTACGATTATAGTGGAGTCAGCTTTCCAACTATAATCTATGACCCAATAGAATCGGATTCCAACAAACGTTGGAAAATGTTGTTCAATGGAAGAAACGCATCAAGCGTCTACGAGAAAATAGGTTACGCTTACAGTGCCGATGGCAAATCATGGACAAAATGCACTGGCAATCCTGTGTTTGAGATTACTGATAGGCGTGTAGATAGCGCAGCACTCTTGAGGGTTGGAAATAAATTTTACATGTTCTATCGACAGACGCTTGTTGATCCTCAGCAAGTCGGTTTAGCCTATTCTGATGATTGTATTACATGGACAGAATATCCTGATAACCCTGTTTTGAGTCTCGGAGGATCTGGACAATGGGATGATTATTTGGTTGCTTATATTTCACTTTATTTTGACCAGGGAACCTTCTATATGATTTACACAGGAAAAAGGTCGACAGACTACTACAAAATTGGAATGGCCATAAGCAACAATTGCTTCGACTGGACAAAAATGCCTTACAACCCTATTTTACAAAATGCTTCAAGCAGTTTATCCACTGGATGCATAATCCGTATGGAAAATGAGTTTATCATTGTCTATGAGAGAGACTCACCAAAAAGCATTCGTTCAGCAACAATTCCATAAGAGGGGCTCCAATGGACATAACTGAAATTATTTCCAGCCTAAATTTCGGCGACACAATCGAAGTGGATTGGCTTGATGCCAGCGAGGCTACAGGTCATCTTGAGCATAACAAGTTTGACACGCCAGTGCAAAGTGTAGGCTATTTCTTAGCTGTTAAGGGGCACAAGACCAAGCATGTTGTGATTGCAAAGGAAATTGTTGACAAGAAAAGCTACCACTATAACGTTATTCCAGTTGGCATGATTCAATCTATCAGAATTGTTGAACGTAATGGTTTGAAGCCAAATGTAAAACGGGTTCTGAAAAAGTTCGCAGCCAAGACAGTGCCAAGGCTACGTAATAAGGATGGATGGGTGTATGCGACTAAAAAACATAATTCGTAAGGCCTTAACAAAAACAGTTGTTGTTCAAGTGGGAGCTCGTAAGAAGCAGAAACGAGTTCAAGTGTTGCCTAGCGAACAGATTGTTTACCTGGTCTATTTTGCAATTGCAGCGTTCGTAGGCTTAACCGCCTTGGAAATTGTTCACATGATCTTCTTTGGCGTCTGGAACAGCGAAATCTTCTCAGCAATCACTGGCCTCATAGGCACCATATCCGGCATCTTTGTTTCACAACGAGTGTAACCACCATGTATGTTAAAGAGCTCCTCAAAATCACGAAGTTCGCCAAAAAGTTTGACAAGACTACTGGAAAGTTCACCTTTAACATTCGATACAAAACGCGAACTACGATAACGCCTCGAACCATTAAGGTTGGAGAGGCTTTCGGTCTCGGCGTGGACAAGTTTCAAGAGCATGTAATTTTTGACAATGTTGAATTGAAAATCGGTCCACAAGATATCGTTTATGTTACAGGTGACTCTGGATCCGGTAAGTCCGTTTTGTTAAGGGCATTGAAGAAAGACCTTAGAAGTCAGGCCATCGACATAGCAAGCATTAACGTTAATCCATCTAAGCCACTCATTGATACAGTTGGCAAAACGCTTGAGCAGGGCCTCGAGCTGCTTTCTCGGGTAGGTCTAAATGATGCTTTTCTATTTGTCAGGCGTTACGATCAACTTTCAGACGGACAGAAATATCGTTACCGAATCGCCAAGCTCATTGAAACCGGAAAACAGTATTGGATTATGGATGAGTTCTGCAGTACGCTAGATAGAGATACCGCAAAGATTGTTGCTTTTAACGTACAGAAAATCGCGAGACAGGAGGGGAAAGCTGTCTTAGCCGCCACGACGCACACTGACCTCTTCGAGGATTTAAAACCTTCAGTTCATATACACAAACGATTTGGAAGGGAAGTTGCTGTTGAATACTTTCCGAACAAAATCAACAAAACATGTTCTCTTGTACAAGAAATGCGCATTGAGAAGGGAAAAAGACAAGATTACGACAAATTAGCGGGTTTTCACTATCGAAATGCTAAAGGCCTAGTTGCTTACCAAAAGATTTTCGTTTTAAAGCGAGACGACGAAAACGCCGGCGTAATTGTTTATAGCTCACCACCCATCGCAGTTTTTGGAAGACGCAAAACCTTCGGGAGAAAATTAACGATCCAAGAGGTAAATCGTGACCTAACACTGATTTCACGTGTCATTGTTCATCCAAAATATCGTACCGTTGGGCTTGGCGTGAAACTTGTGCGTGAAACGCTTCCTTTAGCTGGAAAGCCTTACGTGGAAACCACTGCAGTTATGGCACGATATAATCCGTTTTTCGAACGTGCAGGAATGACAAAAATTGCAGAAAGCACACCTAACCCCAAAATTCTTGGTGCTGTTGAAAAATTAAGAACCCTCGGATTCAATCCCGTTTTTCTCACCTCAGAAACAGCTAATCTACAAAAACTTGGAAAAATGGCTGCTCACGAAGTGCAAATGGTTAAAGACGCTTTCAAACAGATTCCGTCAGGAATCTATGGAAAACGCATCATGAGCGTTCATCAAGCATATTTGAATCGAGAGGAATTTACCGCCCGCGTGGATGCAGCAAACCTTGAAAAGTTGGTCAGGATGTTACGTGTCCTTGGTTTTCTAATCCAAACAAAAGTTTACCTGATTTGGAAAAATCCAACAACCTCTACAGAGGTGACGACGCATGACTGAAAGAGAAAAAGGTGAACTCACTGAGTTGATTGCCAGAACATGGAGCCTTATCGACTACATCGATGAGCGGTTGAAATCCTCCACGGTAAATGAGAAAGACAAGATTAGATGGGCAAGTGTTTTAGCGAGTGCCATAGGTGCGTTAGACAAACTGTTTTGCAAAGCGGGAATCGGAAAATTCGACAAAGATGACATGGCGATTCTGCTCTCCAAAATTCCCAAAAAATTCAGTCAAATCGTGAGGAGAAGGATAGAAAAAATTGGAAGACCAAGAAATAAAAGTCGAAAACGATTCTAGGCAAGAAAAGCTCGAAAAAATAAGGGAAGACCCCGTGCTCTTCACCCAAGTCGCGTTAGGGCTGACGCCTTTTCACTATCAAGAGAAGCTGTTACGGGATGACTCGAAGCGGCTTTGTGCTTGCATGGGCCGTCAATCCGGAAAAACCACGACGATAGCGATTAAGGCTATTCATTTCGCCTTCTGTAACGCAGGCGTTACGGTTCTGATCACGGCGCCTTCCCGAAGGCAAAGCATAATCATGTTCTCTAAGATTGCAGGTTTTGTTTTTCGCACAGTCTTAACGAAAAGCATTGTCCGTGCAACGCAAACAACGATTCAGCTATCTAACGGTAGCGAGATAATAGCGTTGCCATGCTCTCAACATCTTTTACGTGGGTATACGGCCCACATGCTAATCGTGGACGAGGCGGCCTTCATATCCGAAGAAGTTGTCACAAACATTCTCTATCCGATGTTGGCGACGACAAATGGAAGCTTGATTCTGCTAAGCACACCTTGGGGCAAAAACCATTTCTTTTATCGTGCATTCGTAGACCCCGACTTCAGTGTGCACAGAGTTAAGTCAAGCGAGTGTCCGCTGATCTCGGAGAAATTCCTAAAAAAACAGAAGGAGCTCATGACAACTGAGACTTATCGCATGGAATACGAAGCAGAGTTCGTTGAAGCAGCCACTAGCTACTTTCCACAGGACCTAATCCGTTCGTGCATCGATCCAGAGTTGGAGTTGGAACGCGATTTAGAGACGCTTGGTCCTCAAGAAGGTGATTTCTACGCGGGTTGCGACTTGGGTAAACTCCAAGACTACAGCGTTTTCGCTGTGACTCAGAAAACTCAAGACCATGTCACACTGGTGTTTCTAAGAGAATTCCCCCTTGAAACACCGTATAGTTCAGTAATCGGTTTCATAGTTCAAGCCAACGAAAAGTTTTGTTTCCGAAGGATTCTGATTGACAAATCGGGTGTCGGAGAAGTTGTTACCGAGGAGATTAAGGCGCAAGGTCTGACAAACGCTGAAGGCAAACCCTTCACAGTGCAGTCGAAGGCTGAGATGCTCGCCCACCTACGTGTTAAAATGGAGCAGGGCACATTCAAGATGCCATATAACCATAGGCTCTGTCACCAGATCAACGAGCAACGCTACGAATACACAAAGTCCGGACAGCTCAGATTCTGGCACCCACTAAACAGCCACGACGACCAACTGTGGAGTTTGGCACTCGCGTGTTATGCCAGCAAACAAGAAGAGCCGAGAGAAGTCTTAGCCCGAGCGTGGTGACAGAGTTCCACCTATTCAAAACCAACTGCCCCCCCTATAGGAGACTTTTAGTATTTGACTTACCGAATCCTTTTGAAGCAACGATATGACAACCACCATTTCGTAGCCTATTCAAAACGATTCTTGTTTGTTGAGTTTCTGTTCCGTTTTTTATGCTAGTCATCTCTGAAGCTCCACGCGAGTTGTCTTGCTATTCTCTCAACGACTTGCTTGTTTTTGCCCCTCATTTTGTTTCCCACTTTGGTTTTGCTATGTAAAATAGGACCCAAAACGACTATTCAAACCTCTTTTTCAGCTTATTTTGTCGAAAAAACCATGAAAAACCCTTATTTTTAAAAAAATCGTTACATAACGCGAAATTTTCAGGGACTTTTTCTCAGAATTATTGCTTAGAAGAGCAGAGGAGTTTTTCCTTGTTTTTAGCTTCCTTTAAGCCTTCTTATTCAATCTCCTCTTCCTTCTTAACGGGATACAACGTTACCTCCACTCTGGAACCTTCTAAACTCTCTTCTTCGGACTTCAAAAACTCCTTGGCTGTAACCTTCGGAACCGTCAAACGGCCGTCTGTGCCCATGCGACAATAAAAATCTTCAAAATGGTGGCCGAGCTTGAGATGCATCTTGAATACTTCTCCAGGCTCCAGCTTGAACCGCCACCTGATCACGACTGGAATGTGTATCCTCCGATTCTTCTGAATGACAGCTTTAAAGCTCACAGCTTGAGTTAAGGGCAAACAGGCTCACCTTTCCATATCTTTTCCTATCTTTCCCTATCTTTTTGCATCTTTTTGTATCTTTCTGCATCTTTTCCCATCTATTCCCATCTATTCCCATCTTTTCCCATCTAATCCTATCGTGACTTGAGCAATATCTAAACGCTGTTCACAAAAAGAAGCTCAGTTCAAGCTTTTCAAAAAATAGGTAGGGGTCTAGAGAGAGAATAACATAATCTACCGATGCGCACAAGAGATAGAAACAAAGATTTAACTTATGCATGCTACACAAAGAAGTGATTACCCCATTGAAGAAAGAGTTACCTATGTTTCATAATTGATCTTATATACACACACAAGAGGTATTGCTCCCCCATAAGATCTAGGAGAATCACCCGCTTGAGAGAAATACGCTTTCTCAAAATGGTCTAATGTAACGGACTGTGGCTCACCGAAAACCGTTACTTCTTGTC